CATTGACATCGTACATAGTATCTTTCCCCTGCTTACGAAATCTTAATCCTTTGCGTTCTAACTGCTTCACATATCCATGTGTAAAGCCGAACTTCTTCATCAAAGCTTGTTGATTAATTGGCATGCGATCATTCTCTAACTGCTCCTTGACCTGCTTTTCAGCAAAAGCCAATAATTGATTCGTGAACAATTCAGCACTTTCGCCGTCCAATCGTAATTGTAGCGTTATACCTTCCATTTTCTACATCCTTTCAACTATGCGGGCAAGCATTTTTGTGATATAATGGTTTAAATTGTTTAAGTATGCGCCTGATTGCTGTCAGGTGCTTTTTGTTTATACAATATTACTTTCCATCGCCCTGAGTTCAATCTCATGGCTGACTTGTTTTAATAGCTTCTCACACGCTATTTTAGCTTCTCTGTAGGTTTTAGATTCGCTGATGAAGTAATCAGCAAGTTCAATGATTTTATCTTCCAATTTGACCTCCTATATCAGTCTTGAGACTGATGTGATTCCTTTCTAAATTGCTATAATAAATTTGACTAGGACCTCTCACCGTTTTAGTCAAAATTTCAATAGAAAGAAGAAATAACAATTATGGACCCTAACCAATTTAAAGACTTCCTTCCTCTTGTTACAGGATTTTTAGGAGGAGCTACTTCGGCCGGTGTATTCGCAGGTCCTATTCAAACATTGCAAGATTGGTGGTATATCAATTATGGCCACGATGTTTCTAAACAAGCAGCATTATTGCGTGCAAAAAACGAAATTGATGTCGAGAATCTCAGAAATAGCACACTTCAACAAGTGGCTACTATCCCACCAGAGAACGTTCAAGAACCACCCCTAAAAATATTAGGCCCTGCTTTGGAAGCATCTAAGTATTATATTGAAGAAGAAGAGCTACGCTCTATGTTTGCAAAAATACTATCAAGTTCCTTTGATAATCGAAAGAACTCAGTCATCCACCCCTCTTTTGTTGAAATTATCAAGCAACTAGATATCACAGATGCTCGGATTCTCCAATTCTTAAAAGAACAGGACTACGTAACAGACTCCCCGATTCCTTGCATGAAAGCCGTAGCAAAATCCGATGACGGAACTAAAATAATATTTCCAATCATCTACTTTATAGATGGAAGTGAAAAAATTGATGAACTTGCCCCTTCTTTAACGAACTTAGAACGACTAGGTCTCTTAAGGATTAAAAGTGATACATATTCTACAAACGATTCAAATTATGATTTCATTAGAAATAATTATTTTGTTCAATATATTCTTCAAACTTATCCAGAAATTAGTCTTGAAAAAATGTGTTTTGCTATCACTCCTCTAGGGAAGAATTTTTTGGAAGTTTGCTTATGATATCTTCAGCAAATTTCTTCACACTTGATGTTTCGAAATCCATATATTTTTTGTATAGTTCATTTACTTTATAAATATGATAATGCATCATAGTATATGTCACAATTAAAGATGTCAGAACTGATATAATGAATGTTTCCATTTTCACTCCTTACAATTTGGTTGCTAGTAAACTCTCAAGATAACTAGTTTTTCTTAAAATTTTTTCAACTAATTCATTGTCTGCCTTTATAAAGGTGGACTCTTTTTTTCCACTATACGGATATCGTTTTGGTCTCATTTCTTCCCTCCCTACGCTTGACTAAAAGCGTTCAGTTCCATAATTTTCATCTTAGTGTTTGTGCTTGGCTCCCACGTCATCCAGTAAGCAAGAGCAGCTTCTGCGAATTTCTTTGGTAGTAAGTCATAGCGACTAATGTTGAAGTGGTCTTTGAAATCAATCTCAGCTTGTCTAAATACCGACTGCGCGAAAATCTTGTCAGCATAAGCTGGACTATCAATACCACCAAGACAGGCGACTACTCGAGCCTTTCTCTTCTTCAGTAGCGATTGAGCATAGCTTGGGTGAATCGGTTGCTCACTCTTGAGGTAGTCAATATCTTCCAGCATGGTCGCCTGTTGCTCACGCAATTTCTTTTGCCCAGTAAATAAAGCAATAAAGGCATCCTCGTCCAAATCTTCACGGATGAAACCGCCTTGTCTTCGAATAGCTGGCAAGACCTCTGATGTCACCCAGCGTTTAAATTCTTTCGCTTGGGGAAGCTTACTTGAAAGAATAAGAGAGTAGAGACCAGATTCGTTGATAATCAACATATCCTGTGTTCCACCACTAGTAGGGATGCCCTGTTTTAGGGCGTCCTCTTCATCAACGTGAAGAGCAATCGCATTTCTAGCCTTGCTATATCCTAAGATATCAGCAACATCCTTCCCGACAAACCACGGCTCGTCATCAATTGTCAAAGTACGGACTTCCTGCCCGTGAAAATTAAAAATTTCGTTCATAATGTTCCTTTCTAGTTTTATTGTGTTCAAGTTTCTTGAACTTCGAGTTTAAAAAAATAATCTCCTATTTGGTTATCTGGAATAAGTAACAGATTACAAGCTGTTGTAATTTCGTTGTTTTTCCAATAACGCTGATTATTTAATTTAAGTGAAATACTTCGTTCTGAAAGTTTCATAGCTTTAGCGAATTTTTTCCGGCTATTAAAAATTTCAGTAATTCTTCCATTCAATTTTGAATAATCAAATTTCATTTATTCTCCTTTCTATCTTTTGTTCAAGTTGTTTGAACTTTTGTGATTATAATTCTACTCCTTATTTTTTGCCTTGTCAATACTTAAGTTCATTTTTTTTGAACTTTTTACTTTTTAGCTTGAACTTTTGTTCAAAAAGACATATAATTACTATTGAGAACGGAGTGTTAAATATGAAAACTACAACATCTTTACGACTAAAACAAATTCTGTCTGAAAGAAATCTTAGACAAGTAGATATCTTGAATAGTTCTTTACCACTTCAAAAGGAACTTGGTATCAAAATGGGTAAGAGTGCTTTGTCACAATATGTTTCAGGAAAGTCTTCTCCTGATCAAGACAAACTTGTTTTATTATCTAAAACATTGGGGGTCTCCGAAGCTTGGTTAATGGGATATAATGTTCCTATGTCAGACGATACTCCTGTCCAAGAACTAAAGATACCTACTTCCCCTCTTGTTCAGAAAATAACTGAAAAAGCTGTAAAGCTTACTGCTCCTAGAAAACAAAAGGTTTTAGATTTTACAGAGAACCAATTGCGCGAGCAGTCTAACAAAGTTATTTCATTAGAGGAAGACTTATTTGAATACAAGGTATATGAAAAACTTTCAGCTGGTACTGGCTTTTCATACTTCAACGATGGGAACTATGACACTGTTTTTTATGACAAAGACCTAGACCACGATTTTGCTTCTTGGGTTTTCGGAGATTCCATGGAACCCCAGTATATGAATGGAGAGGTTGTTCTTATCAAAGAAACAGGTTTTGACTACGATGGTGCCATTTATGCAGTTGACTGGGATGGTCAAACTTATATCAAGAAAGTCTATAAAGAAAAAGACGGTCTTAGACTCGTCTCTATCAATAAAAAATATAAAGATAAATTCGCACCATATGAAGAAGACCCGAGAATCATTGGAAAAATTGTCGGAAACTTCATGCCGATTGAAAATTAAAGCCAAGGTGGACACATGTTATATTTCTCTACTAATCTTACTGAAGAAGAAATCAAAGTACTAATAGACCAACACAAAAAAACAATTAGTAAGCTGGAAAATCAAAGAACCTTGATAATCTCTCTAGTGCTTCTGACGATCTTTTCTATCTTTCTAATCAACCTCATTGGGAATTTATTATTAACAATCTTCTCTTTTATTGTTTGTGTCTTGGTATTGTTCAGCTTGATTGCCAGCTATCCTAGACAATCTATTACCGATCAGATAGAAAATGAAATTGAAAAACTGAATAATCTATTTACTATTCGAGTAGAAAATAGATTAAAACAAGAAGAAATTGACGAGAGAACTATTTATGATGTTGTTCTGAAAGTGAAAGGAATATCTTATCGCCAAGAAGCTTTCTCAGAATTATGTCAAGAACTTATAAGAGAATCAGAGGATACCCCTTATTTAGGATATACTTCAAAAGAAATTAAAGAGGAATTAATTTTTGGAGGAAGATTTTATAAATACTTGCCTTTTGAGATTCCAGATGTAGAATTTATCCCTGAATTTGATAATAAATTTGACCCTAATGCAGTTAAAATTGTGGTTCGGGGTTATCACTTAGGCTATGTCACTAAGTCAAAAAATAGAAAAGTATTAAGATTGACAACAGATTCAAATAATGAAGTTATTAAAAATGCTGAAATTTACGGAGGTGATTACAAAGATATTAATCCGGATAGTGGCCGACTTCGTACAGTTAAAGATTCATTCAAGATACGAATTAAGTTGAAAGTATTAAAAAAATAAAAAAATCCCCACACTCGCCATCGCCAAACTTTGAGTGTGAGGATTCAACCTTCCATCTAGCAAGCAATGGAAAGGATGATAAAAAAATACAACTATAGTTTATCATAAGTTCTACACCTTTTCAACTATGCGGGCAAGCAATCGAAAAGAAAGGACATTTTATGATAAAAAAATACATTACAAAAAAAGGAGAGACTAGATACCTCTTTCAAACATATCTAGGTATAGACCCTGCTACTGGAAAAGAAAAACGCACAACACGCCGCGGTTTTAAAACCATCAAAGAGGCCAAGGCTGCCGAACGTGATCTTCTCTTAGATGTTGAAGAAAATGGTTTTTCAAACAATGAGGATTTCCAGAACCCTACTTTCGCTGAAGTTGCTGAGTTATGGCTTGATAGCTTTAAAAGTACTGTAAAACCAACAACCTATCAGAACGTTAAGAAAAAACTTAATGTTATGATTGACTCATATTTTACAGATATGAAGATTAAGCAGATCAGTGTCGCTTATTGTCAGAAGGTTGCTATAAAGTTAAGTAATCGCTATGTCCTCTATGCCAATTACTACTCTGTTATTAGCCGTATTTTCAAGTATGCTGCTTCTCTTGACATCATTAAGTCAAATCCCTTAGACAAGATTATCAAGCCTAAAAATAAACCCTTAAAGTGCAAAGAAAACTACTATACAAAACAGGAACTAACCGAGTTCCTTAAAGTTTACAAAGCAAATTGTAAGCCAGTAGACTATACCTTTTTTCACTTACTCGCTTTTTCTGGATTGAGAACTGGAGAAGCAATCGGCCTCATGTGGTCAGATGTTGACTTTGAAAATAAACGGTTAAGCATTTCTCGCACAGCTGTCGTGATTGGTAAAAAACAAACTGTTCAGGATCCTAAAACCAAAATGAGTAAGAGGGTTATCACCTTAGACGATGAAACTCTGAATGTTTTGAAACTCTGGAAACGACAGCAAATAAAAGAATATTTTCAGGCTGGTGTGCCTTACAAACATGATTCGAATTATATCTTTACAAATAATAGCGGTGGATGGCTTTTGGCTGCGACTATGAAAGTGAAACTTAGCAGATTCTTTCGTAAACACAATAAGCTTAAAAAAATTTCGCCTCACGGATTTAGGCACACACATGCTTCTCTCCTTTTTGAAGCTGGTGTTGCAGCAAAAATTATTTCAGATAGACTCGGTCACAATAATGTTCAAATCACTCTTGATATGTATACCCACATCAATGATAATCAACGTGTTGAAGTAGTTGACCAGCTCATGGATTTCATCCGCTCCAGCTAAAAGTAAAGTCGTATTCAATCTCGTATTCACTTTTGCTTAACACGCTAGAAGTCCA